GGCGCAGCCGTGACGGAGGGAGAGATCATCCCCCGCGCGCTGTCCCTCGCCGCATCCTGCTGCGCCCTGCGGATTACGGCCTGGGCCGTCTGGGCATCCAGCCCGCCCGCCTGCGGCTGCATCTGCTGCATCTGCATCTGCTGCGCCTGGGCCTGCTGCATGGCCTGCATCTGCTGCTGCATCTGCTGCTTGTGCATCTCCTCCTCCAGGTACGCCCGCGTCTCGCCGGCCCCCGGGTAGTGGAGCAGCTCCATCTTTGTCCAGAACAGGATGAGCGTCTGCACCTGCGCCGGGTCGCCGAAGGCCCCGGTCTGCAGATTCATCCGGGTCTCCTGCCACATGGCCTCCCGGTTGGAGGCCAGCGGCGCCGACGTGTCGCAGGCGAACAGGAACTGGTCGTTCCAGCACCACTCCCCCGCCGCGTCCTGCTCCAGAAAGTCGTAGCGGTTGAAGGTCTCATACTGGGCGTTTCCGTGGATGTCGTTGGATACCACCGGCCGCGGCTCGTCTGCGTAGGCCAGCTTGAACTTGAACATGGCCTCAAAGAGCGCCGCATAGGCCGCGTCCTTCATCACCCGCTTGCTCTCCAGTCTGCCCGCGCTCTGGGCCGCCGCGAACTCCTTTGCCTTGCCGCTGGTGGCCGTGCGGTCCGCCCGCCCCTGGAAGCTGTCCGTGATGCCGATGATCTGCCGCGCCTCCTCGTACACCTGGGAGAGGTACGCCAGATCCTGGTTGATGTTCCCCTGCAGGTCGTATACGTCGATGAGCGCCTTGTTCGCCGCGCTGCCCGGCCGGATCACCTTCATGTCGTCGGTATCCACCTTGATGCTCGCCTCGTCCGGCAGCGTGATGTAGCTTCCGCTCTTGAGCAGCTTGTCGATGATCTTGCTCTCAATGCGGTTGGTGGTGTTCTGCTGGTCGGCGATCTTGTCCACGTCGCTGTCCCCCAGGAACCGCCCGTATACGCTCACGTTTTTCTGCAAAATCACCGGGTAGATGTCCGGCTTGTAGAACGGCACCCGGGTCGGCTCCTCCACGATCTCCACCACCGGCAGTCCCAGCTCGTCCACCGTGTCCGACACCTGCTCCCGGCGCACCATCCCGCCCAGCGTCGAGCCGTCGCTGCGCATCACGGCCACCGGGATCTCCTCGTACTCCTCTTCCGTCTCCTCCCAGTGCGTCCCGCCGCAGTACGGGCAGCGCTTCCCGTCCTCTCCCCGGCCCTTGTCCGGGTAGGGGATGAGCATCTCACCCGTCCAGTGCATGGCGTCCCCCGGCCCCGGCAGGCCCTCCATGCCGTCCAAGGGCTGCATGCCCTCTGCCCCCGGCAGGCCCTCCGGCATCCCCTCGCGGCCCGTCGGTTCAACCGCACCGCACTTGGTGCATCGCCGCAGCCTCCGCGCCTGGTAGTCCTCCAAGTCCTCCAGCTGCGTGTCGTTGACCCAGCTGTACAGCCCGATCCCGCCCTTGTCGTTGCGGTAGTACGCCACATACTGCGTCACCAGATCCTCCGCCGTGGCGGCGCCGCCGCTGCTCTTCACGTCCGGCTCCCGCTCGGTCTCGTCCTCCACGTCCACGCCGTAGCGCCGGCGGATGTACTCCTTGGTCTGTGGGATCTTGAGGATGATATAGTCCATGTCCTCCACGCCTGTGTACACGCCGTCCTGGGGCACGATCTGCTTGGGGTGCAGCGTGGATACCGCCAGCTCGCCCACCGTAAAGTGCGTGCGCTGGGTGTTGTCCCACTCCACCAAAAAGGCCGCGCCCCCCTGGATGGGCACCGTGCGCTCCATGATGTCGTTGAGCTGCTCAAAGGGCATCCTGTCCAGCTCGTTGCGCAGCATGTCCTCAATGAGCTTTGCCTTCATCTCGTCCTGCTTGCGCCGGGCCGTCACCTTGGGCTGCGGGATGTTGCTGTCCGTCTGCGCCTCGATGATCTCCGCGCAGATGTTGCGCACGTGGGCCGCCTTCCGCTTCCGCTCCCCCTGCACGATGGGCCGCAGCTCGTTTGTCCCGGCGTACAGCGCCTCCCGCTCGTCCATGCGGCCCTTCTCCGCCTCATATGCCGCCTCGTTGGCCGCCAGCCTGTCCTGCCACAGCCGCAGCTTTTCCTTGTCCTTTTTCTTTGCCACCTCGCACACTCCGTCCTTCCTGCGCCCCGGCCGCCCCCATGGCGGCGGCTTTATGCACTCTATTCACGTCTCCCCGGTGTTTCCCCGAGGATATTTTTGCCTTTTCGGTTTTCTATGCACACACCATGTATGTTTATCCGTCCCCAAGCCTCCCTCTGACGAGGGAGGTGGCACGGCGCAGCCGTGACGGAGGGAGAGATCCCTTGTCATCCCCTACCGCTCCGGCCTCCCCCACTTGCGCACCAGGTACTCCCGCTCGTCAGCCGATGCCCGCTCGTAGTCCTCCCACATGGAGGCCGTCCACTTCCGCATCGCCTCATCCGGCGCAGCCGCCGTGTAGCTCTGCTGGGGCCGGATGAAATGGGCAATGGCAAGGCTCATCACGCAGTCGTCGTGGGCCCCCTCCTCCGCCTCCGGCTTGAGGGTATCCGGGTTGCGCACGAAGGTCAGCATCTCCTGCAAGGTCGTCTCATCGTTGACAATGCCGATGTCCTCCCGCACCGCCCGGATCAGCTCCGACAGGATCACCGGCCGCGTCTTGGTGTTGGTCACAAAGCCGTAGCTCTGCTTTATTTTGTGGGTGTAGTCGTCCACGCTCTCCCGCACGTACTGCTTGGGATACCGCAGCCGCTCCAGCTCCATCACCGGGTAGGTGGAAAAGTTGGTCTCCACGCCGATGAGCGCCGTGTTGTAGTGCAGCCCCAGGCAGTACACCTGCCTGGCAAACACGTCCTCGTCAAACTGCCCCCGCAGCACCGCCGCCTGCTCACCGGTGCGGTTGTCCAGCACCTGGGCCACAAAGCTGTCGCTGCCCTCTCCTGCGGTGTCGCAGCCGATCACATAGGGCACGCCCTGTTCCGGCTCCTTGTAGACGCGGATGCAGCCCTCCCGCTCGTCCTCCCAGCGGATGTCCGTTAGTTTGAGCCCGTCGTCCCCGTATCCAAACAGCCCCGTGCGCACCGGCGGCGTCAGCTCCTGCAATCTCCGCCCGATGGCCCGGCCGTCAAATACCGTCCTGCCGGTCACGCCCCACATGCCCAGGCAATACACCTGGTAGTAGTACTCGTCCGTCTCCCTAAAGCTCTCCAGCGTCCGGATGGCCGCAGCGTCCAGAAAGCGGTTGTCCTTGTAGGTGCTCTCATGTACCCGCGCCCGCTCGTCCCGCCGGTCAAAAAACCGCCGCTTGAGCCAGTGCTGGATGCTGATGGGGTTAAAGCTCAAAATGATCTGCTGATACTCCCGTGTCCGCCCGCGCAGACGGATGTCCAGCTGGTTGAAGTCGCCCTCCAGCAGCTCGCTGGCCTCCTCGATCCAGATGCCCGTGATGTTGTAGATGGACTTGAGCTTCTCCACGTCGTCCAGCCCCGCGAAGATGATCTCGCTGCCGTTGGCAAAGCTGATGGTCATGTCGCTCTTGTTAGCCCGGTAGCCGCTGTCCGGGTAAAATTCCGATAGCTGCCCCAGCAGCTGCTTGAAGCAGCTCTCCCGCAGCGTCCGCGCCACTTTCCGGCATACCAGCAGCCGGTGCCCCGGCTCGTTCACCGCCCGCTCCAGGATCTTCCGCCCGGCAAAGATGGACTTGCCCGAGCCGCCGCCCCCCTTGAGCACCAGATAGCGGTGCCTGTCTGCAAACAGGGGCAGGAACGTCTCGTTGCTGGTCTCCCGCAGCCCCTCGTACCAGGTCACAATGTCGTAGAGCTTTTCCACTTCCTCCCGGCCCATGGCCCGGAGCTCAGCCTCCGTCCACTTCGTCCTCATCCCGTCCACCCTCCGGGTCGTCCATGCGCAGCATCGCCAGCTTTTCGTGGTAGGTGGCGGCGTGCTTCATGCTCTCCCGGGTGTCCCGGCCCAGCTCCACCTCCTGCTTCTGCTTCCAGCCGAAGTTGTTCTGCAAGTTAAAGATCAGCCCCTGCACGCTCTTCTCCCGGGTCAGCAGTTCCTGCTCCAGATATGCCTCCATCCGGGTGCGGGCCCGCCGGCATACCCCCGCAAGCTCCGGGTGCAGCTGCGCGTCGGCGTAGTTCTGCCAGGTGCTCCGGTCTATCCCCAGGTACAGGCACAGCCCCGTCACGCTGGGCGGCACCGCATATTCCACCACCGTGATGTCCTCGCCGTCGTCGTTGCGGATAGTCCCGCCCGTGTCGTCCCTCACCGTGACCGTCCGGGAAATGCTCCGGAAATACCGCTCCACAGCCGCCTCCAGCGTCCTTTTCGTGTACTTTTTCGGCCTCCCGGCTCCCATCCGCGTCTCCTCCTCTCCCCGCAGGGCCCGCTCGGGCCGGGCTCTTTCGTTGCCTCATGCTTCCCGCCCTCTGATGTACCCCCGCGCGCACGCCCGCCCGTGTGCGCGATGCCGTGGGGAAAAATCCTCTTCTTGACAAATGCGCATTAAGTGTGTATAATAAGAAACAGGAAGGGGGCTGACGCATGAAGCGCAGAGACCTCATAAAGCTTTTGAAAGCCAACGGCTGGTGGCTGCTCCGCAGCGGCGCAAGCCACGACATCTACACCAACGGCGAATATTCGGAGCCCATCCCCCGGCACTCCGAAATCAAAGAACAGCTTGCAAAATCCATCATCAGGCGGCAGGGGCTGAAATAAGCCCCGCCGCAGTCAGGAGGTATCCCATATGAAACAAGTCTACCCCGTCATCCTTCACCCCGATCCCGAGGGCGGCTATACCGTGCTTGTCCCGGACCTCAATATCGGCACCCAGGGCGAAACCGTCGCCGAGTGCATTGACATGGCCCGGGACGCCATCGGCCTCTGGGGCATCTGCGAGCAGGACGCCGGCCGGATCGTTCCCGCCCCCTCCGGCCTTGCCCCCCGCCATGAAGAGGGCGAGACCGTCACCCTTGTGGACATCGACTTCGACGCATACCGCCGCGCCCAGGACACAAGGGCCATCCGGAAGAACGTCACCATCCCCAGCTATCTCAACGACCTTGCCGAGCGCGCAGGGGTCAATTTCTCCCAGGTGCTGCAGGACGGGCTCAGGCAGCGCCTTGGCGTGCAGTAATTTCTCCGCAAACTCCTCTGGCCGCTGGCAGCAATGCCGGCGGCCTTTTTCGCTGCCGCCCCCACCCCTTGGCTTTCCGCAGCGTACTTTCCCGCCCCGCCCGGGGCAACAACAGTGCAGGCCGCCGCTCCTGCGTATCCGTCGGGCAAGCACAAAGAGCAGCAAGTCTCCCTCGCTGCTCTTTGTCAGTCTATATTTTACCGTGAATTTTACTGAACTTTACTGCCCACCTGCATCTGCGCAAGACCCATCCCGTGTAGCTTGTAGATCCACCGCTCCGTGGCCCCGTATGTCTCCGGGCTCGCCGCCATCTCCACGCAGATCCGTTTCCAGCTCATCCCCTCGATATACCGCAGCCGCAGCACCCGGCGCTGGGCGCTGCTGTCCACCGTCCGGATGCAGCCCTCGATCTCCCGGCGCAGGGCAATGAGGGCGTCGATCCTGTCGTTGATCTCCCCCTCCACCTCGATGAGCTTTGCGATCCCGTCCGTCATGGTGTCGCCGCCCCCGCCTCCTGGCATGCCGCTGTAGCTGGTGGTCACCCGGGTCAGCCGGGCCATAATGGCCTCACGCTGGCGCAGCAGGTCGTTGATCTCGCTGTCTGCCGCCTTGTAGCTGCGCAGATAGTCCTTTTTCTCCCGCGTGTCCATGTCACACCCCCGCAAAGCTCTCACGCACCCTGTGCCCGGCCACCTCAAACTCCACCACGTGGTACCGCCCCCGCGGATGGATGTATACCACCCTGCCCGTCATGGCCCGGGGCTGCGGCTTCT